GTGGCAATTATTAATTATAATTTTTGAATAAAAAACAATCTGGACTGGGCTGCTCTCTCTAATTTTAAGGAAAAATTAATATGTCAAAATCTAAATATCATAAAACTCTTGTTTATAAAATCTTTATTGATATTTATAAAATAAATATTTCAGTGGTGTTTAATAAAAATTGGAAAATATTTGCACATGATATGTGTAATTGTAATCCTCATTCGAGTGGAGACGCTTTAATTTATTTTAATAATGATGTCAGTCCCACAGAAGCTTTTATGTTTTTTCACCCGAAAGTCTCGCTTTCTACAATAGGTCATGAAGTTTTTCATATGATTATATATCTTTGCGATCATTATGGAATTGTTATCGATGAGAGATCATCCGAAGCTGGGGCCTATTTATTTGGGTATTTATTTGATGAAGTGTTAGCTATAAAAAAGAAAGCAGCTAAAGCAAAAATCGCACGCAAATAGACATATTTAGCTCGCGCAAATTGATTAGGTTCACTGATTTATTAATTTGGATAAAGAGATTAAAATATACGCCTGATTTGGTGATATTATAATAGGTTTTAACGACCCTCTGTTCCACATGATCTATCCATCATCAATCCACAAAACTACAGGGGGTCGTTATTTTTAAGGAGAATAAATGTTAGATCAAGATAAATTAATACGTTCAGTTTTAGATAACAATATAAGATTATTTAAAAGTCTCCTTTCAAGTGATGCTGCTGACCAAAGCACCTTAAGAGCAGCTTGTTGGTGGGCTTCTCGCCGTGGTTATTTAGATATTCTAATTCATTTAATTGTTTTTGTAGAGAATCGCAATATAGGAAATGCTTTAAAAGCTAAAATTGATTTAGAATTAGATTATGCGTTAGTACAGGCAATAAAAGCTGAACAAACAAAAATTATGGATTTTTTAGTTACTCATTTGGAAAAGACAGAGCCAAGGATTAAAAATGCCAAGTCCTCAAAAAAATAGTTTCGTTTTGTCATATGATTTTAGGGATATATTTAAAAATTTATCGTCTGATGATAAAGCCAAATTAATTGATTCTATTTTTGATTACGAAGTTACGGGCAAATATGAAAAATTAAATGGTTTGTTGCATGTAATTTTCATTCAAATTAAGCATTATTTAGATCGTAATAAAAAGAACTATCAAGATAAGTGTTTGAAAAATAAAGAAAATGCTAATATGCGATGGCATGCGGTCGCATCCGATGGCAAAATTCGCAATGCGAATGATGCCGATAGTGATAGTGATGGTGATGGTGATGGTGATATAAAAAAAGAAGAGAAAATACATAAAAGAGAAGAAAGAAAAGCACCCGTACCATATCAAAAAATTGTTTCTATTTATCACCGCTGTTGCGGTGATGTTCTGCCGACTGTCACGTTACCTCTTGAAGAAACCAGAAAAGCACATCTACGAATGCATTGGCGAAACAAATTAAACACCTTGGATGCGTGGGAATCATTTTTTAAACGAGTTGCCGCTAGTGATTGGTTGATGGGAAAGGTTGTATCTGCAAAAACCGGAATGCCTTTTCATTGTAGTTTTGATTGGCTTATAAAACCCTCCAACGCCACTAAGGTCAGAGAGGGAAATTATTCAAATCACAGATAGGAGGTAAATTATGGGTAAATGTACTTGTGGGGAATATTATTCTGATAAATTATCAGAATGCCCAGAATGTGGTGCCGAAAATTTTATGAGAAAGCTGAACCAAGAAAGAGAAAACAAAAAGGCTACTATAATTTTCGAAAGAGTAAATAATTATACGTGGATTGCTAAAACCAAGCGGATGTATGGCGTTAATCCAAAACACTTTAAAGCAATAACGGAGAAATGGAGCGTAGAAAGAGTTCTTGACGAGCTTAAAAAATTCAGATTGGGCCAGATAGCTTTAAAGAATATCAAAAGTGGAGAGAGTGCATCTCAAAAACCACTCCATTTCGATGTGAGGCAAGCGTAACTGAATTTTCTTTGGTATGTTAAGGGGTAAGTACCGGAAAATAAAAATCTCTTTGCTGTGGGCTTTTAATTAGCTTTCTGCCAATTTAGCACTTGACCCATTTTCATTTCTATTCTTTGGCGTCTTAAAAAACCTAAATGAGTGTGTACCAAATCGAGCATTTTTTTATCTATTGGTAGATGTTGAATACTTTGCCAAAAAGGCTTATCACATTTTTTAATTAAATCCAATTCTTGTAAAAAATCATTTCCATTCATTTTATTTCTCCTGTTTATTTTAAATTTATTGCTTCTAAAGCCATTAAAAGCTTATCAAAACATTTGTTGGCTGCTTTACGTGTTTTAAATTCTAAACACCAACTAACATTCTCATTTATTAAATGAAACTCAATAGTGTTGGTTTCTTTGTTAATCCTAACTATTTGATCTATATTTATAATAACATCGGGCAAATATATAAAGTTCATTTTATTTTTCCTATCTAGTTTTAACTAATTTGTTATTGATATCGAGAGTCATTCCCGCGGCCCTAATTCCATATGAATGCCAATAATTATTATCAAAATTTTCCATTTTAATATCCCCTTACATAATTAGCTGCAAATCTCCGATCAGCAGCACAAAAATACCCTTTAGATCCTAACACATTTATCGTGTGATATCGCTCAGTATCTAAATCCTTAATTTTTATTATTGCTACTTCCATTTCCATGATTTATTCCTCCTGTTTATTAGTTTCGCTGTCATTGTATAACATTATTATACTTTGTCAAGTGTTTTATTAGAATATTTTTATATTATATTAGATGTATATTACAAAAAGAGTTGACATGAGTGTTTTCGTTTGGTAATATATGGTTGTTATTCGAAAGGCCGGTTATCGTATAGAATCGAGCCAATGATTAACTCAAGTAGGGAGATCAGTAGGCTCAGTTGGTAGAGTGGATGCTAAAGCATCGGTCGGCGGTTCGAGTCCGTCCTACTCGCCCAGTGAACTTGATAAATCTAAGGGGGCGTTTTGGCGATAAATTCCTGCGGAAAGCATTACCGGAATTATACTAGTTGCCCCCTTTGGGTTTAAATTGGAGGAAATATGTTAGAAAAAACAATTAAAGTAGGAGAGATGGTCAATGTTTATATTGCCACGGAAGATTGTTTTGTTTTAGAAAGATCAGATGGGGAAATTGTTAACATTCAAAACTATTCTAAAATGATAAAACTCAGAGAAGGAAAGAAAAATGAACATCCCGAATGAAGAAACACGAAAAGCAATATTAGAGACAAGAGCTGGAATAGGTCTTATCGAATGTAAAGACTTTGATGACATGTGTAAGAAGTTAGGTATATAAGTTTGAGGTCGCTGTTTATTAGAAAGGACATTCAACCATAAGCAATCCCTAATAAATGGTGGCCTCTTTTCAAAAATAGGAGAACATAATAAATGAAAAAGTTACATGACACACAATGTAAATTATTGGATTTATTAGTAGCAAACGTTGCAGATCCTTTAACTATTCGTGAACTACAAAAAGAATTAGGGTTGTCTTCTACTAGTGTGGTTTTTCATCATCTCCAAGCTTTAGAAAATAAAGGGTTTTTGGTGAGAAACCCACAAAATCCTAAAGAGTATATAATTATTACTAATGACGGACTACAACAGAGTTATGCATCACTTCTTGTTGATATTAAGGAATTGCGTAGACAAAATGAGGTTTTTCGAAAAATGATTGAAGAATTTATACAGCCACGTTTTATTGGATGGGAAAAAGTAAAAGGAGACAAAAAATGAAAAGAAAATATAAGTGGAAACTAGAAACTTTAGAAGGCGATATTGATCGTCTCGAAAAGAAAATATGGGAGCATAGAGAGGACGAAATATACGAGATTTATGTACTCCAAGATCTATGGGGTATTTTTGAAGAATATAACATTAAAATTAAACACAAATTGCCTGTTTCCTTTCTTTCTGATGACTTTCTGGTACTCCATAATCTAGATTCTCCCGAGGGATCAACTGCTATCGGCACTCTTATGGAAATCAAAGATTTAACTGTAACCGCGATCGACGGAACGAAAAAATTTGATGCTAGTAAGATTATATTAATTTACGAATTTTATTATCAATGGCAAAACCGTATGACGGGTAATTGGACAACGGATATGATGGGTAATTGGACAACGGAAAAGCGTAAAGTTTCTTTAACTTTATCAAAGTATCAGGAATTGATAAAAGCAACAAAACCGATTGCGACAAGGGGTAAATCGTTGCCAGAGTCCACAAAAGAGTGAATCGTAGCCGCATTGACATTGTGGGTAGGTCTGGCGCGTTCCCATTTATTAATAACTAACCTATAGGAGGTGTAAAATGAAAATAGATATAAAAAACCTTAATAAAGAATATGTGCGTATTGTAAACTATAAACCTAGCAAAGAAGGGCCAGAGGTAATTATGAATGTTAAACGTTGTGAGGGAATATTTAACGACACTAAGCATATATTTGTGTTGGATGATTACTGTGCCACGGCTTTTTACGAATGGATGATTAACCAGCATTACATAGTAGAATAATATGAGGTAATAAAGTGAAAAAATCATTGAGGAGGAATAAATAATGTCATTTTATAAAAAGTTTATGGATCATAGCCGGATGATGCGTGGGCACATAGAGAATTTAGAGGATGGTCGTCGTAATTGTCGACTTGATATCGGCAATTTAAAAGACAAATGCGAGGATCTTGAGATAGATTTAGCTGAGTTACAAGATAGAATAAATATTGATTGGGTAAATTTATGGGATAGAATCTGGACAACTTTTAAATCGCTACAACAAAAGCAATGGGATATATTCTGCAAGTTCGATATTAAGATTAGAAATGAGCTTGCCGGAGATGACTTGCGGTTAGTATATCCAGACTGTATGTGGATAAATTATGTTTTAAAAGATATTGAGGTAAAAGATGATTATAAATTTTGTGTTTTAACATATAAACCAAAATATCGATCTGACATCGATTGCGGTTATGTCCACAAGCTAACGCTCGATCAATACAAGAAAATGATGGAGAAAAAATGAAATATAATAAAAAAGCATTCTATCTTGAGCGTAAAAGACTTACAAAAGAGTTTTTAGATGGAAGCCCACCTAAATTTAATTTAGGGGACAAGGTTTATGGATGGTCTACGCGAAACTTTGGGCGCAAAAATAAAAATGGAGATTATCAGTATAATATTCTTACGGGAAATATTAATGAAATAATTATAAGAGGGGACAAAAAAGCTGATCGTTTCTCTTATTCTTATGGAGTTTCTCCATTTCGACGCGCATTTTCAGAAAAGGATCTTTTTGCTAGTTATAATGAAGCTTTAGCAAGTGCTCTAACTGATTTTGAGTTTGATTTTTAGATTGACAATTTAATTTAGAGGATGATGAAGAATGACTGATGAATATTTAACCAGCATTACATAAGTCACTGATTTAACTAGTCGTATTAGTTCATTTGTATATCATTCGAGTACCGCTATTAGTGAGCTGCGAGAGCCAAATAAAATGGATATGCCCAGCCTAAGTGATAGAATAAATAAAAGCGAAGATTAAAAAAGGTGAAGAAATATGAAGGAATTTAAATATAGAAGTGTAACTTTCCCACTTTCTGAATTGGTTTCACCAATCAGATTTGATAAAAATGTACTTACTTTAAGTTTTGTTAAAGATGGCTATAATAATACATCTTGTCATTCAACAATATTAATTCTTTGTTCACATGATGGTTCGATAAAACAAAAAATAGAAAAAGATATAAATAAGTTTTTAGAAATGGCTCAAGATCCGCTAGGGCTCAGTTTTAATTTGGATCGTTTGGCTAAAAAGTATGAGGTACATATTGAGTGGCATCAGAGATTTATAGATAAAAAGGAGACTGAATGTTAAAGTTTATATCAAAAACTGATTTTGAAAAAATGTATCCGCATGTTACGGAAGAAGGAAAGCTAACCTTTTCGGATTTAGAGAGACCGATACATTATACGAACATAAACCCATTTGCACAGGAGGATGAGGAAAAAAAATGAAAATCATTTATTTAGCGACGGCAGTAATTCTTATCTTTTTATTTCCTGTAGTGGTTACCGTTCTTGGTGAATTCGGGGAGCCAAAACATTTACGCGATTGGATATTAGCTATTAAATGTGGTTTTTTTATTGGAGCTGCTATTATTATCCTAGGCTTTTTTGTAATAGCCATAGTTTCTTTATTTTGTTTTGGACTCGGTTTTAATTGACAATCAATCCTATTTATGGGATACTTAAAAAGTAATTTTATTATTACTACTAAAAACATCGATCCATGGACACCTAAATAAAGCTTAATGGTTTGCCACATTGGGCTTTATTATTTGACAATTAATTCTATTTATATTACATTCGTCCATAATTAATTTTATTAATATTGTTATGGAGGAATTACAATGCGTAAAAAGACCAAAAAGGCTATGCCTAAACGAGGACCTTTCATTAAAACCGCTCGAGCAAAGAAAACTCCCGGAAAGACCGTAAGAGTTGGTGGAACTGAAGTATTAAAGCCTAAGAAGAAAGGGCAGAAGGTTGTTAGTTTCAAGAAAGGTGGATTACATAAGACTTTAGGTGTTGCTGCTGGCAAAAAAATCCCAGCCTCTAAAATGGCCGCTGCCTTACGTGGTGAGTATGGAACTAAAGCAAAAAAACAAGCGTTATTTGCTAAGAATGTATTGGTTGGAAAATAATAATGCCACTTAAGAAAGGAAAATCCCAAAAGACAATTAGCTCTAATATCAAGACGCTAGTTAAAGAAGGTCGCCCGCAAAAGCAAGCTATAGCGATTGCTTATAGCGAAGCGGGCAAAAATAAAACTAAGAAAGCGCGTAAGCGTGTTAAAAAAAGGAGATCTAATTATGGTAATACAATGTAAGTTTTGCAATGGTAAAGGTAAACGCCGTGGTATGGGTTGGATATTGGAAGATTGCCAAAAGTGCGGTGGTACTGGAAAGCTTGAAATTAAATCAACTATAGAAGATGCGCCAAAAGAGGTGGAACCTAAAGCAGCCCCGAAGCCTAAAAAGAAAGAAGCAAAAGAGGATAAATGAGTAATACACGTGATCCAAAAGAACCGATATTAGATAAGAACGGAAAAGTTGAGCTTACCCCAGATCAACTTTTAATGATCCGTTCTATGCAACAAAATTATGGGATAGTTACAAAAGCCCTAAAGGCTGCGCATGTTTCAAATAGTTTATATTATCGCTGGCTTAAGAAGTGTCCTAAGTTTAAAAAAGCTATTGAAGATGTAGAAGACTATGCGCTTGATTTTGTAGAAGATGCATTGCTTAAGAATATCAAGAAAGGCGATAAAACCTGTATTATCTTTTATCTGAAGTGTAAAGGTAAAAGACGCGGATATATTGAAAAGCAAGAGATTGAACATAGTGCTATTAACATTCAAGGATTGCGTGAAATTACGGCTGCAATAAAAGAATACTAATGATATGCAAACAGCTCAGGATTTACTATTTGAGGAAGAGACCAGATCCAAACTCCTAGGATCGTTGATTTATTTTACGCAGGTATTTTATAAGCTAAGAACTGGTCGGGATTTTGAGATTAGTCAACCTATTGGAAGAGAATCACATCATGTAACGATCTGTAGAGCATTTACCGATGTATTTAAAGGTGATATTACTAGGTTGCTTGTTAATATCGCACCTGGTTCAGGTAAAAGTGAATTATTAAAGCATTTTATTGCGTGGGCTATGGCTTGGTATCCTGATAGTAAGTTCTTATATCTCAGTTATTCACATGATCTTGCTTCTTATCATACGCATACAATCAAACAAATAATGCAATTACCTCTATACCGTAAATTGTTTGGAATAGAGCTAAGATCTGATTCAACAGCTAAAAATCACTTTCAAAATATCAATGGTGGAACTGTTTATGCTGCTGGATCAGCAGGAACAATAACAGGTTTTGATGCTGGCTTGCCTTTAATGAAGAGATTCACAGGTGCAATCATTATGGATGATATGCATAAGCCAAGCGATGTGCATAGTGATGTAGAGCGCGAGAAAGTAAAAAGAAACTATCATGATACGATCATCCACCGCAAAAGAAGTCAAAAAGTACCGATTATATTTGTTGGTCAAAGATTACATGAAGGTGATCTGCCGGCTAGTTTACTAGCAAAAGAAGATGGGTATGAGTGGGATAAGATTATATTAAAATCTATTGATGAAGTGGGAAATGTATTATATCCAAAGATTCATCCGAAAGAACACTTGCTCACTTTGCAGGAATCATCCCCATACTCATTTTCTTCGCAATATCAACAAGACCCGCAACCAGCAGGAGGTGGGATTTTTCCAACTAAAAGATTCTTAGAATTAGAGAAAGAACCAGAAATCTTAGCGACTTTTATTACTGCTGATACAGCTGAAACAGATAAAGATTATAATGATGCAACGGTATTTAGTTTTTGGGGGGTTCATAAGATTATCCAAAACGATATCGATACAGGATTGTATGGGATTGTTTGGCTTGACTGTCTCGAGTTAAGAATTGAGCCAAAAGATTTGGAAAGTGAGTTTTTGGCTTTTTATGCTCAATGTATGCAACATAGTGTAAAACCTAAGCTTGCTGCAATTGAAAAAAAATCAACTGGAGTTACTTTGTTATCTGTTTTAAAAAATATGCAAGGATTAGAAATACTGGATATTTCAAGAACTCGGGCGTCTGGCAATAAAACATCAAGATTTTTAGAAATTCAACCATATATCTATACCAAACGCGTTTCATTTTTATTGCATGCAAAGCATAAAAAGATGTGTGTTGAGCATTGTGGCAAGATAACGGCGAATAATACGCATAGATTTGATGATATTGCAGACACATTATATGATGCAGTTAAACTAGCATTAATTGACCAAATAATAATAACGCGTTATATTAACAAAACTGATAATGCAACAAATAAAATTGTGAAAGGAATGGCTCAGGAATTTGCTGAGTTACAAAAATTGAGAGGATTAAGAAAATGATTGAAGTAGCCAAAAAACACCAAGATGCATTAGAGCGCATCAAAAAAAACGTAGAAGAATCCGCTAATTATTTCGAACCAAATTATAAACGTTGGCATGAGTTTATGAAGTTTGTGTTTTTAACATCATTAAGTGATTATGATATTGCTCTCTTAGACCGACTTAAAAAACCACAAATAGAATTTAATGTATTAGAGGCTTATATTTCTAGGCTTTTAGGTGAGTTTTCAAAACAAGAACCATCTGTAAAAATTAGCGCGGCAAATAGCTCTCTTCCAGCAGGAGAAAAAACTACAAGTACTGTTGAGGGATATATGCGTTATGCAGAACAAGAAGCACGGGAGAATGGTTGTGAATATGAAATATATAAAGATTTATTAGGTGGTGGGTTTAGTGTTGCTAAGGTTTGGACGGATTATGTAAATGAGATGAGCTTTGAGCAAGAGATTAAATTTGAACGTGCTTTTGATCCTACATTATGTGGATTTGATCCTCTCGCTAGAAGGTCAGACAAGTCCGATGGTCAATATTGTTTTGAGTTAGTACCTAAAACAAAAGATGAGTTTCAAGCCGAATTTCCGGATATTGACATAAGTGACATTAAATTTGTTAGATCAGCGGATTTAAAAGGTTTTAACTGGTCATATCAGAATCAAAGCCAAAAAATTCTATTAATAGCCAATTATTACGAAAAGAAACTTAAACAAACAAAGATTGTGCATTTGAGCAATGGAACTGTAATGCCAGAAGATCGTTATAAAGAACACTTGTTGAGATGGGAAGAGGCTGGGATTATAGAGCAGGCACCTACAATTGTGGGAAAACCAAGAATGACAACCATTACAACAATTTGTCGCTATAGGTTTATAGAAAATAAAGTTATGTCCTATAAAAAAATGAATTTTGCGTATTTGCCCTTAGTTTTCTTTGATGGAAGTTCTGTAATAGTGCGAAAAGATGAAAGCGGTGCTGTTCAACAACATACACGCCCCTATGTTTACCAAGCAATGGGCATTCAAAAGCTTAAGAATTTTGCTGGTCAAACATTAGCAAATGAAATTGAAAATATGGTACAGCATAAATTTAAGATTCCAAAAGAAGGTATTCCACAAGAATGTAAAGAGGCATATACTAATTATCAAACGCCAAGTACTATCGTTTATAATCAATTTAAAGATGACAACCCTGATGTTAGACTAGACCCTCCTCAAGAAATCGCAAGAGTTCCAACGCCGCCAGAAGTTGCAAATGCTTTCATGGGATCAGATCAAGTCACACAATCTATTTTAGGTTCGTATGATGCGCAGCTTGGAATTCAAAACCAACAATTAAGTGGTGTTGCCATTGTTGAAGGTGCAACACAATCAAATGCAACTGCAATGCCTTATATTGTTGGGTTTTTAAATGGATTAACGCAAGTATTTACTATTATGCTTGATTTGATACCTAAATATATGTCTACTCCTCGAACGGTTCCTACAATAGGAATAGATGGAAAACGAAATTATATTGCAGTAAACCAGCAAGGACATCCAAGTTTACAATATGATCCGCATTCTTTAAATATTCGGGTTCAAGCTGGTGTTAATTTCGCTATTCAAAAATCTAGAGCTTTACAGCAGATTATTGCTATGTCTCAAGCATCCCCAATGTTTGGACAATTTATTAATACTGTTGGATTGCCTATTATTCTAGATAATTTGGAGATCAGAGGAATAGACCAGTTAAAAGACCTCGCAGATAAATTTATAAAACAAATGGAGGCCCAACAAGCTCGAACTGCACAACAAGGCCAGCAAGATAACCCGCAATTGATTAACGCACAAAATGATCGTATGAAGATAGCTCAAGAAGCACAATTAGATGAAACAAACGCTAAATTAAAAGCTGCTGAAATAGCGGTTAGTAATAAAAAAGCTGATAATGAAAGACTAAAGATTATGGAAATGGGTAATAATAATTCGATAAAACAAGAATTAGAAGCTAAAAAAGTTGATGCAGAGCTTACCGGTCAAGCTGTTGATGTGGCGATAAAGGCTGCAGATACAGATCATAGACATACAAAAGAAAGCATAGAATTGGCCCATAAAATTGGTCAACCTATAATGGAAATGACTGAAGAACCAGGCGAAGAATAAAAACTTGACATATTAATTTAATTGATATTATAATTCTGTAATATTAATGATTTTGATGGAGACTCGCGCCATAATGCGAGGTAAACGTGTCTATACGGTCAAAATAGACGGAGACTCATAACGTATAATTTGAGGCATTTACCGTGACGGGGTAAAAGTCGATGGAGGTTTAAAATGAACGAAGGCGATACAACACAGCAGAGTTCTACTGAAAATGTGAGCACTGCTGATTCTGGGGCGCAAACGCAAACTGCTCCTGTAGAAAAGACGGAAGGAACTGCGAAACCAGAAACCCCGTCTGAAAAGCTTTTAAAGCAATCAGAAGTTAATGAGATAGTTGGTGGCGTTAAGAAAGAAGCTTATGAGAAAGGAAGGCGTGATTCACTTGGTGAAGTACAGGCCAAACAGACTCAAGAACTTAAGAATGATGTCACACCTCAGCAAGCTGAGACTAATGCTGTAAATGCGCAGCTTTCAGAGGAAAACATTAGACAGATAATCGATGATGAATCTCAAAGAAAAGCTAATGAAGCTGTTATACAGAATGTTGTTAATGAGTTTGTGCAGAAGATGAGTGCTGGAAAAGATAAGCATTCGGACTTTAACGAAGTTGTAGAAAAATTGAACATACCATCAATACCACATATTGTTGTTATGGCAAATTCGATGGATAATACTGCTGATGTAATGTACGAATTAGGAAAGCACCCGGCTAAATTGGCTAATGTTTTAATGTTAGCTCAAAATGCTCCGCGTTTAGCACAAGATGAGTTCAGGAAATTATCTGAATCCATCAAGAAGAATGAGGAAGCAGCAGGAAAAGAACAGCCGCCAGAGCCATTAGATCAAATTAAGCCATCCATAACAGGAACGGATAATGGCTCAATGACTGTAAATGATTTACGTAAGCAACCCTGGTTGCGAGGATAGTTCAGACATATAGGTCATTATCTCTAAAATTGATTTTAATTTTTTGGAGGTTTAAAAATGGCTTTACCCACAAACGTATTACAAACGGTTGAAACTTACCAACCGTCAGGATTGGCATATTTGTTGAATTATTCAGCTTATATTTCAAATTCAAATAAAAAATTCAAAGATTTCGAGAAAATTGGAGCAAACCTAGGTGGGACAGTTACCTTTGATTTGCCACCGAGATTTACTACTAATCCTGGTTTAGTTGCAACATTCCAAGGTTCAGAGCAAAGAGTCCATAACTTAACAGTAGATCAAGCTGAGAACACTTCTTTTGCTTTTAGTGCTCAACAGTTTATCTTTAATGTTGAGGATTATATGGAGAAATTCGGTAAATCTGCTATTAGTGAACTTGGTGCTACTGTTGAATCTAATGTCGCAGAAAACAACGTCAAACATACATATCGTTTCTATGGTAATGGTGTTGCCGCTATTGATTCATACCAAGATCTTGCTACGGCATTAGCGTATTTTAGAAACTATGGAGCTGCAAAAGAAAATACATGCGGCTATCTTCCAGATATAGATGTTCCACCAATTATAGCTTCCGGCTTGACTGAGTTTGCTACAAATCGTAATAACGAGATTGCAAATTCTTGGGAGTTAGGCTCGTTTAGTAAGAGCATGTGGTATCAATCTAATTTATTACCTATTCATACTGCTGGAAACGTTGGTGAATTAGATACAACCTTGGTAATTACTGGCGTTACAACTGATGCAGACGGTGGAATTAGCGCAATTACTTGTAGTGGTGCTACGACTGATCCTGACGCTATTAAAGAAAATGATTTATTGCAATTCCAAGATGGCATTACAGCTCAACCAGATGTTCGTTATTTGACCTTTATTGGTCATAAACCATCAGCAAACCCAGTACAAATTAGGGCTACCGCTGATGCCGCATCTGTAACTAATGTTTTAACTATTCCGATCTATCCTAAGCTTTATTCTGCTGCTGGAAAAAATCAGAATGTTAATAACACTATTGCAATTGGTATGGAGCTTAAAGCTCTGCCAAGTCATAGAGCCGGTTTGATTTGTGCTGGTAATCCATTGTATTTAGCAATGCCAAGATTACCAGATCAAAGCCCATTTTCAACAGCTAACGCCACTGATACAGAAACAGGAGCAAGTTTCCGTATGACTCATGGTGCAAAGTTTGGTGAAAATGAAATGGGAATGATTTATGACATTATCTGGGGTTCTACAATGGTAGATGAGTACGCAATGCGTTTAGTATTCCCTCTCTGATAGGAGGAAAAAATGCCACATACAGCAAGAGAGCTTATAATAGATGCTTATTATTTGTCAGGAGTTGCAAGTAGAGACTTGCAGACAGTGACAGGTAGTCAAATCACAGATGGTTTAACTCTATTAAATGAGCTTCTTGCTGTTAAAGGCATTACTGGAGCGTTAATTCCTTATTATAAAGAATATCAATTTAATGCTGTCGTAGGACAAGAAAAGTATTTTATTGAAAATCTAATGGAAATAGAAACCTTTACTTTTACTATTGATACTGTTAGGTATTCTACATATCCTAAAACAAGACGGGAATATTTTGGTAGTGGGAGAGCAAACGATATCCAATCACTTCCTTATAGCTGGCGCATGGAAAGAACATTAGATGGCACCGACTTATATTTATATTTTTTGCCAGATGTTACGTACCCGCTGACTATTTGGGGCAAATTTGGATTTGAAGAAATCACGGATTTATGCCTTGATTTAAGAACAATTTACGATAGATATTATATGGTTTATCTCCGTTATGCTTTAGCGGAGTATATATGTGAATATAACGGCATAACCTTTAAACCACAAGCAGCCTCTAAATTAAAGCAATTAGAGGAAAAACTCACTTATGTTAGTCCAATTGACTTGAGTATAAGAAAACAGTCAACTTTACAAAGAAAGGCAGCGTTAAATTATGGGGATATTAATATTGGCCAAGGGTGGAGACCATGACAGTTAAATCAGTAATAGCAAAAGAAATGCCGCTAAGAATGGTCGGATCTAATGTTTTTGGTCGTTATCCAAAAATTTCTAGAGAGGAAACTTTTAACATGCTTATTTCTGATAACTGGATGGTTCCTTATGCTGGCTATGAAATTGCGATAGAGCTTGATGAGGTTGCAGAAGGCCGCGATGTTTTTACAAGCACTAGATCAAATAAAATGATTGTGGTTACATCTAAGAATGTATGGGAGGTCAGTACAGGTTTATCCGCTACTAGAATTGGAATATTAGAGACATCATCTGGAGATGTTTTTATTGATGAAAACGATGCAGAACAAATAGGCATTTGTGATAAAAAGAATATATATATTTATGATTATGGAGCGAATACTTTCACAAAAGCAACTACGGATTTCACGCCTGGTTATATAGCTTTTCAGGATGGTTATTTTATAGCCCCTGATGTTGATAGGGCACAATGGAGATTATCTGCCTTAAATAATGGCTTAAATTGGCCAGCAGGATCAAATAATGTTGGAAGTTTTCAAACGAAACCTGATAATCCTTTGGCATGTATTAGGGTGCCTGGTAAAGGAAATCAATTATTTGTAATTGGTTCAGCGGTTACAGAATCATGGAATAACCTCGGTTATACATTATTTCCATATCAGCGCACTGGTTCATTTAATATCGATTATGGTTGTGTTAATCCAGCTACAATAGCCACAGGTAGTAATTTTGTAGTATGGGTCGGTAAAAATGAAAAAGCAGGCCTAGCCATTATGTATAGTACTGGAGGAGAAGTTCAGCAACTTTCAAATGATGGCATTAACTTTAAATTAGCTGAATTAACAACCCCGGAAGATGCCTATGGTCTTTTATTTAAACAAGATGGGCATGTTCTGTATCAAGTCACATTTAAAACTGATAATTTAACGTATGTATATGATTTTAATACTAAAAAATTTTTTACACTAACGGACGAATACCAAAATTATCATATCGCAAAACGACTTACATTTTTTAACAATTCATACTATTTTGTGAGCTTTAAGGATGGAAATTTATATCGATTAAGTAGCGATATCACAACTTATAATGGCGCAGAAATACCTCGAATTAGAATACCAAATACTACTAGATTGCCGAATGGAGATAAATTCATTGCGGATTATTTGAGCTTTATTATAGAGCAAGGAGAAAATGACGATATATCTAGAATTGATATGTCAATTTCTAGAGATGGAGGTGAGAGTTTTGGAAACTATCTGCCGATAAATTTGGCCTCTCAAGGAAACAGAAGGAATAGAGTTGTTTTATATCGTTTAGGAATATCAAATGAATTTACTCCACAATTTAGATTTTGGGGAAAAGATAGGTTTGTTATAGATAATGCAATATTGGGGATTTATGAATGAAGATACCTAATTTTATAGATACACAAGTAATAAATAAAGATGGTTATTTAACGCCAAGTTGGAAACAGATTTTAGCGCAATTATTTACAGAATTGCAGTTAAATTTGTCGGATGAAGGAATAATTATGCCACAACAAACTACGGCAAATATAACGCAATTAAATATAAGCAAATATATCGGTGGTCTTGTATACAATAGCGATACAGACAAGGGAATGATTAATATAGCAGGAACATATAAAAATATAATTACAGCATAGGAGACTTAAAAATGCCAAATGGAATAGATAATCCGCAAACAGAAGAATACTTAAGAAACTTGCTTGGTGGTAGTGGTAGTGCTGGATTTGGCACTACTGGGGGTGCTGGTGGTACAGGAGGTGGCTTTCCGTGGAGATCTTTAGCAGGAATTGGTGGAGGAGCTTTAGGAACAATGTTAGGTGGTTTATTTGGAGGTGGTGATAGTTCTGACGCAGAAAAAGACGCATCCAAATATTTACAGCAAATTCCAGGTGTTATGAGTAAATATATGTCACCTTATACGCAAGCTGGTCAAGCTGCCATACCGACATTAGAACAACAATACAATCAATTACTATCTGATCCAGGGGCGTTAATGAGTAAGTTTGGGCAGAGTTTTCAAACTTCACCGGGATATCAATTTTCTGTAGATCAAGCGACGCAAGCGGCAAATAGAGCAGCAGCAGCAGGAGGAATGGTTGGAAGTCCGGCAGAACAACAACAGCTTGGTCAAACTGTTACAGGACTCGCAAATCAGGATTATTATAATTATATTGATCGAACTTTAGGATTGTATGGTCGCGGATTACAGGGATGGCAAGGTTTAGAAACAGGAGGACAACAAGCGGCAACTACATCAGCTCAAGATATGGCGGAAGCTTTAATGAATCAAGCGAATCTTGCTTATAGTTCAGATATTAATAAGCAGCAGCAACAACAAGGGTTTTGGGGTGGTTTAGGAGGCTTGTTAGGAACAGGTTTAGGTATTGCGGGAGCAACATTATTACGAGGATAATATTATGGCTATACCAGTAGAACAATTTCCAATTTTAACTCCGCAACAGGCGGTTCCTGCGCTTACGGGTGCAGAGAGAGGTGTAGGATTAGCTCGAAATCTTATGCAAGCCGCTTATACTCCCCAGCAGATGCAATCACAAGCAGCTCTTAAAAATGCGATGGCAAAAATGTATGGAGCGCAAACGCAATTTATGCCATTAAAATATGCTTTACAAGCCCAACAACAGACCCAAACAGGATCAAGATTTGGTGGGGCATATCAAATGGCGCGTGCATTAATGGCTGCACCTCAACCTGTTAGAGCAGAATGGATACAAAAAAACCAAGCTGCGTATGAATCAGTTTTAAATACTTTAGGACAGCAAGGATTGCAGGGGCCAACACCATCACAATTAATGGTTCAAAAGATGATGCAGCATTATTTTCCTCAATATTATGGGGCTGCAGCACAACAACCACAACAACCACAACAAGCACCTGTTCCACAAGCTCCAAGTCAACAAGGAATACAACAACCACAACAAGCACCTGTTCCACAAGCTCCAAGTCAACAAGGAATACAACAGCCTCCAAAACCATTAGATGCACAACTCGATGATTTATCAAATGCTTTTGCACGAGCAAAAAATACACCACAAGGGCAAGCTATAGAACATCAAACAGCTTTACAACAAACTGGGCAACCAGCACAACAATTAGCAGGATCTGTTGCGCCATCATCACAAGAATTAGGAGGCTTGCCGGTTCCACAACCAAGTTTTGCACTCGGTGATATTCAAAAATCACGATTAGTTACTCAGATGACGGAGAACAATGCTTTAGTTCAGGGCCAAACTCGAACAAGGGCGCAAGGTGCTATCACAATGGAGAGATGGCTCGGTGATAATCAGCAAGAATATTCTCGCAGAATAAACAATGCTTTGGAATATGCCGGAGCAAAAGGCCGCGGGAAATTATATTTCCAAGAATGGGCAAATAAAAACCCACATAAATTAGCAGATTATGATTGGTATTTTACAGCATTTATGCCTCAAGTTACTAATAACCAAAGAATCATGGAAACTATGGGTGTAACAGATCAACAAAAGAAAGAATTGCAAGCATCTCTTGGGCAGGCTCGCAATATTGCTTCAAATCCAACACGCGCAAGAATTGCAGTAAATAATATGTTTAGCAGTTGGCAAGACTTAGCAAAAAGTACTTTGAAAACTGCGCAACCGGCCCATCCTGGAGTATTAAGCAAGCTATATGGATTTAAGTTTTACAGTGGTGATTATATAGCAAAACCTACTGGAGCAGTTAGTGGAATCGTAACTGTGCGTAGTCCAGATGGTAGGATGTGGAATATACCACAGAAAAATGTTGCTGAAGCCGTGAGACGCGGTGGCACAGTAATAGGAGGTCGCTAATGAATAGTGATTTTTCAGATTTAGGCACACAAAAAGCAGATTTTTCAGATATTGGCGAATTACAAGGAGATAGAGTTCCTCATGAAACTTTATCGCGTCAAGCTTTAGAATTTGCAAAGAATTTAGGATTAGGTACCGCTGCCGGCGTTGCAGATCCCTTTGTTCACTTATCTAATTTGATTAATCGCGCTATAAGTGCTGTTCCAGGTGCAAAAACCGTTATTCCGCAACAACTCAGAGGACAAATAACACCTCCTCAATGGGGGGCTGGCGTTGCTGGTCAAATTGGCAGAGGTGTTGGTCAAGCACTTCCTTTATTTGCTGCAGGCCCAATGGGTGAAGGAGCAGAAATTACCGGAGAAGCCACACAACTCGGAAGACCATTATTAGAAAGCATTACAAAATACTTAACAACACCTGCTGGACGCGCAATAAGTAGAACTGCTGGAATGGCTGGTTATGGGGCTTTAATGAGTCCAGAAGATCGCGCTAGAGGCGCATTAATGGGCGCAGGATTAGGAACAGCAGGCGAAATAGCAGCTCCAATTGCTGGGCAATTAAGAGGTGCTTTAGGAAAGCTAATACCGACCAGAGCTTTAGCCGGAACACCCGCAGATCAGGCGCAAACCGTTTTAAATACTCTTGGCAAAGGATTAACTAAACAAGAGAATGTTATGTCTTTTGCCAATCGTATTAAAGATGCTCGTAGTAATGCTGTTGCAGAAGGTTCAGATTTATATAATAACGTTTTAAATCAACCTGGTATAACAGGGCGATTGATAAAAGATAATAATATTTATCAAACAAGTTTCGGCCCTTTAAAGAGAAGTTATCCAAAAGTAGGAAAAGATATTTTTAATAAATATGATCGAGATATAAAACCATATCATCAAGCATTTATGGAAAATCCAACCTTTGAGAATGCGCATAGCTTGCAAAGTCAACTAGGTTATGAAATTAGAGATTTAACGAAAAAAAATGCAAAAGGAATGCTTGATTTAAAAGATAAATCAACAATGAAAGATTTTAAATATGCAAGAAAAGCTGTAACTGGTGATATGTCTAATTTTCTTAATAAACAAGATCCAACTGGTGGTTTAAGCGATGCATATAAAGGCGCAACTCAAAACTGGAAGGAAAATGTAGCACCTTATACTGAAAATCCAAAGATAGCACAAATAGCGACAGGACGGATACAAAGTCCGGGTAGTATTGCTAATTTATTTAGCAAACCAGAGCCAGCAACAGAAAAAATAATTGATGAACTTGGGCCAGATGCTAAACATGAGATTCTTTTTGATGAATTAAGTAAGATTCGTCCAAATGTGACAGCAGAAAGATTACAGAAAGCTTATGAAAAGCTGGATCCGCGTCGTTTAGATATGTATAAAACATCCTCTTTAGATGACCAAATGAGCCAATTATCTAAATCAATGAAGGAATATACTGAAAAACAAAGAAAAGCAGAAATATCAGCCGCTAAAAAAGCTGCATTAAAGCAAGAGGCGATAAGAACTGCTGGAATGGGAGCTGGTTTATTAGGAACCGCAATAAGCCCATTAGCACATATGGCACCGCATGGAATTCCAGAATTAGTCGGGGCTTTAGCTGGAAGATATGCGGCCCCAGCTATAGGAAGAGGCATAGGCGCGGCAGCAAGAGGAGTTGGAGCATTAGGTCGTGGAGGATTAACTCCTGAATATTCAAGACTATTAAGTCGAGCGTTACAAGGATCACAATTATTTGGAGGACAATAATTATGCCATTAGATACAGATTACATACCATCAAAATATTTTCAAGAGTACTTAGTAGATAAAGATACAGGTTGTCCTTTAGCTGGTGGTATTATTACTTTTTATAAAGATCAAGCACGAACCGAAAAGAAACCAATGTATAAAATAACTGGCTCACCGCCAAGTTATTCTTATACAGCATTGCCAAATCCTCTTACGTTAAGTGCTGTAGGAACATTTCAAGATGGTGGCGCAGATATAATTCCATATTTTTATCCTTATGATGATAGCGGAAATATTGAATTATATTATATAACTGTTGAAAGTTCTGGAAATATTTCGCAATTTACAAGAGAAGGTGAACCGAATATTTCTGCACGTGAAATAGACGAAGAAGAATTGCAAAATTATGTCCCAAATGGACAGTTTATAATTCATACAGAATTTGCAGAACAACATGGTATTGAACAAGGAGAAATAACGCAAGAGATTACGGATGTTGCTCAAGGAGGATGGACATTTGAACGTAATTCTGGAACTATAGGAAAAGATTTTATTAAATTTGATCGATTTTCTTCTATAACAAACGATCCAAATGGCTTTCCACGATATGCCTGTCGTGTTATAAATGAAGTACCAGGAAGTGGAGATACAATAAAGGGATTAAGATTAAAATTTAGAAATGTAAATAAATTTGCGTCTGATAGTCAAGAGTACACATTTTCATTTGTTGGTAAAAGTAATACTGCTGGCGAATCAACGGTTAGTATTAATGTAATAAAAAATTTCGGAACAGGTGGAAGTTCAGCAACAAGCACACCTATTCAGGATGTTATATTAACTACAGACTATCAAATCTTTAATATAAATATTCCATTTGGATTAAATGATGGAAAAACGCTTGGGGCCTTAAATGATGATTTTGTTCAAGTTGAAATATCTTTTCCAGTAACGTTTGTTTTTGATGATTCATTTACAAATATCTCTTTAATCGAAGGAAAACATGAGCTTTCAGAATATCCTTTTAGACCAACTGCTCAAGATATATATAAATCCTTAGGCGGTTGGTTACCATCCCCAGATTATGAAAATAAAAACATCTATTTGCCTGTAATTTTAGGGCCGGAAGGGCTTGAATATGACGAGACAGTAATTGGTAAAATTCAGATGTCAGAATTAGAGACAGCAGAACGTGGGGAACTACTTTGTCATGGTCAAATCTTAGAAACAGACCAATATTCATCGGATGGTATCCCTTATCGTAGATTATATGAAAAATGGATGAGTAATGTTGGCGGGCTAGGAAATAGTCTTTTTGGAACTGGTACAAATTATATGACATTAAAAGGGTTTGGTGTCGGCATTTCTGATTTATACGCAAATGCGGCAGGCGCAACTACTGCAATGTCTGATGGGACAATTCCAACAGGTTTTACTTTTACACCTATACAGCCTAATCCTTATATTGAAAGGATAACTTTTCTTGCTGGAAGTTCAATAACGGCTGGTGCATATTTTAATTACTATACTCCTGTACCAGAAGGAAATAGACATTTTATTTGTTGGTATGAAGTGGATGGTGTTGGCACACAGCCAACTACTTCTGCAAATAGGTATAGAAAGATTTCTATTTTAAGTACTGATGTAGCCAATACTGTTGCTCTAAAAACTGAAATCGGAATAAACTCATTTTCTTATACGGTCATAGACTTAAGAGGGTACCTTGTTCGTGGATGGGCTGATGGGGTAGGTACTGATCCAGATAGGGCAGCTAGATTAGATCGTGGAGATGGTACTACAGGGGATCACCCTGGAACAATACAACCATGGCAAATTCAAAGCCATACACATCCTGCTCACTCTCATGGCTCTTCTAATTCTAGTGGTAATCCGGGGCTTTATGGTGATTATCCGGCAACAACAGATTGGAACTGGACAGTAAATAAAACCGTAGTCACCAATACTAAACGAAGCAGTTTTGAGATCACCCCCGCTGCTGGTGGAAATCAAACGAATGGTATAAATAAATATGTTACTTTTGTAGTTAAATACTAAGGAGAAAAAAATGACAACGAAATTTAAAATGACAAGAGATATAAACGGTTATAATGGCTTTGGTCTAAAGTTTGCAGATGATAATTACGACACAATTTTACTCACAGGTGTTGAGCAAACTTTAACTGTTCCTGCTAAGTTTAATAAGGCTGTTGCTATATTTGCTTTTGAGCCTGGTTCTTTAGTGTGGGTAGCAAATAATAAAACTGCAACAGTTGCAGGCGCGACTTTCGCAGCTACAGATTCACAATTAAATCCAATTGCTAGGGAAGTAGAAGGTGATGATGTATTGCATTTCATAACTTCAAATGCTAATGCAGATGTAAGTATCGCTTTCTATGCTATTGCACCAACAACAGGTATATAGGAGTATTTATATATGCTCTTTAATAATGAAAAATTTGGAGAATTAAAAGATGCTTTAGTTGAAAGCGTCTTTAACAAAACAGACTTGGAACATGTTCCAAGTCCTCCACCTGGAGATTATTATTTGCTAGATGATGCTAGTGTAGATGAAACTTATTTATTAGATGATTCTGAAGATTATTTAATGGATGATTAATTTGGAGAATAAAAATGGCTGATACAAAATATTTTAGTGATTTAGCACCTTTACCGGCTTTTGATAGTAATAAAGTTATTGCTGTTGAAGATGACCCTAAAGGAACGGGAGGCTGGAAAGCTCAAACATCAACTGATGATACATTTGCGACACCATCTGATGCGAAATTAGCAACACAAAAAGCTATAGCGACACGTATTGATAGGGTTGACGATAAAATAACAAATGGATTACAACATCCAACTGGGTTCGAAAATGATACAGATAGTGAAATTTTATATAATTCAGCAACACAACAAATAACTGTACAACCAAAAGCACCAGCAACTTCATTTAATTACTATTTGCACGGAGTAAAACATACAATTAGTTCGCCACAATCATTAACACATACGAATGCAACTGGAGTCTATTATTTTTACTGGGATTCTTCTAATACTTTGCAATTTACGACTAGTTTTTGGGATATAAGAACAGATGTGCTAATTTCATATGCTGTTTATAATTTAACATTATCTGATGGTTTTTCAAGTGAAGAGCGGCATAGTTCAACTAGAAATCCAGAGGCGCATTTAGAATTTCATAATACTGTTGGTACTTATGTTAATAATCTAGCAACAGATTTTCTGGCATCAGGATATACAATAAGTCCTGTAGGCCCTACAGATGCAGATAATACATTTTCTTTAACATCTGGAATAATAGCAGATGAGGATATTTTTAAGACATTATCTGCATTAGCAGATGGTGGGCCATATACAGCTTTATGGCGTACTGGATCAGGAACAGAATGGCAATGGGATAAAACATTAAATATTCCTTTTAAATCCGGAACTTACATACAATATAATCATGTCAGCGCAAGCAATTGGATTCTAAGCGATCTAACAAATGGTGAATATGTTAATATTTGGGTTTTAAAAACCCCGTCTCTAAACGGATCATTCGAAACTATAATAATCACACCTCAAAATAAATATGCAAATCTTGCAGGGGCACAAGGCGAGACTGTTGATAATCTAAATTTAGAAGGTTTATTTTTTGAAGAATATGCAGCTATTTATAAATTTACATATAGAACGAGCGCGGCTTATACTTCAACTGGAAAAGTAAGAATAGAAAATGTAGAAAGATTAAGCGGTCGTAAAATTTCTATTACTCAAACAGGTGTAATTGCACATAACGCAACAACTGGCAAACAATTAGCTGGTGCAGGGGTAACTTATGGTCATGTTCCATATGATACAGATCTTGATATTGGAACTGGTTTATATAATGGTGTAGGTCTAAAAAATACAACAGCCGCACATACTTATTTAAATTTTGATCCAATTACAGGAAGTATAGGTTTTGATAGTTATGTGGAATTCTTTAAAAATGTTAATTCATTAAGTAATGTCAATTTCCGAATTTATAAAGGTAATGGAACGCCTACTATTACTTGTCAAATTAATGCAGCGAATGGTGATATAAATATTTCAGGAGGTCGTTTAACTTCAAATGATATTATATCTAATAGCATGGCTGTGGATTTATTGACCGAAAAAACACCATTTAACGGAATACTTTCTGGTAGCTTTATTAAAGCCCCTAATTTCACGGCAAGATCTCCTTCTGCAGCTTATTTTAGAGCCGCTGAAAATGATTCTGCTACTTATTACACGCAATTAAGTGATAATCCAACTTATGCTCAGTTGAAAAAAATCGGAAACGGAGCAACTGTATTTGATATTGACGCTATACCACTTGATGGTACAAGTGCTTCTCGTATTAGATTTAATAGAAATACTAATACAACGAGCAGCACTGAAATTTATTTCTATAAAGGAGATGGAACCTTAACAATTACAAGTTTTATAAGCTGTGATACGGGCACTTATTATGTAGAAAATATAGCAGAAAATACTGGCGGTCTTGGCGTAAATATTCAAGGCATAAACGTTGATGAGACAGGAGCCGATTCTTTTAGATTAAGACGAGGAACAACAGATATAAACTTTTCAGTTGGTTGTGATTTAGATCAAAATGTCTCTTCGACAAGTGATGTTGATTTCAATGCAGTAACTGCCGCAACTAATATTTCTGCAATATCAGGAACAGGATTTGGAGTTGATTTGCTTAGTTTTGGATTGATTAATCTTGAAAGTGCTGGAATTGTTGCTAGTAATATCAATGTTGTTGGGCTTCTTAATAAAGCAAATGCAGCGTCTATGACGGCAACTGAAACATCGATATTATATAGACAGTATTATTATGATGTAGCTACTCCAGCAGCCATAAATTTAGGAACATTAACTTTTGGTACAGAAACTAACTGGACTTCTACTGCAAGTACTCAAGATGGATATTTTAAAGTACAAGTTGCAGAAAATGGTTCTTTAGGAAATGGTTTGAAGATTGATTCAGATAAAACGGTTAATTTGTATGGAAATATTACACAAACTGATGGAACTATAAATGCGTTTTATACATTAGGAACTTCTCCTGTAACATTAGATATTGGGACAATTACAGATCATGATGTAAGATTTCTAACAGAAAATACTCCGCGTTTTGCAATTACAAAACCAAATGCTGCAGCATTAGATCTAGCTGCACAAGCAATAGGTAACTTCAACGCAAGAATTTATACAAGTTCTGGAACCATTAGCTTTCCGACTCATTTAGGTGGCACATATGGATATTTTGGTGTTGACGAAACACAAACATTTAAATTTAGGGTTTCTGATAGCACTACTACTTATCGTAGCTTTAAATTCGAAGGAAATGCTAATGGTGGAGCGGGTCTATCACTTTATGCCACATTAGATGATACAAGCTTAAAGGTTAATGGAAGTGATATAACCATTAATGGCGGAGGGACATCGTTTTTTATATCTGATCGTGGAGCAACTTCTAATTTTAATGGATTACAATTACAGACCGGAAGTGTTGAAAAATGGTCTATTGGTGGAAGGAATGATGCCACAGAAGATTTACATTTCTTTAATGCCACTGCTGCTGCTGATTATATGAAAATTAATGCTACAAGCGGAAAGGTAACATTATTAAAAACCTTAACTATAAGCGGAAGCGGGATAACTACAGGGCATTCATTAGAAGTTACTGGCCCAGAGAATGACGGCACAAATGCAGCACTTAAAGTTAGTACAGATTCCCAGACGATATTATGTGATGGCAATGAATTTGATTGTATGACTGGAGCCTTATATATCCAAGCTAACAATGATACAAGCGGGATACAAATTGTTAGAAATGGAGGTCAAACAGTAATTGGTCCAGATCCAGCAGGTGGATTTGGAACAGGAATTTGTTATATTAACCAAGATAGTACTACTGCAGCCATTCCAGCGTTAGAAATCCAACAAGATGATATATCAGAAGGATATATTAATTATAAAGGTTCTACTGTTGACGCAGATACAGGAACGCCAGAGGGTGCTGTATTAATTGAAATAAATGGTTCAGTAAAAAGAATGAATTATTATCCTGCACCTGCTTAATAGATTGTAAAAATTAATTAAATTAGGTATAATTATTTTTCGAATATTTTATAAATTAATTTAATGGAGGATTTTATGAAACTTGATTTAAATTTTAAGCTTAAAGATTTAACTGGACAAGAAATTAGTCAAGAAACTGCTGCGATAATACTAGCAAATGCGTTGGCAGTGGGACAATCAACAAACCCTGTAAAGCTAATTGATATTGCTTTAAAATTACATCAAAATGGTTCTATTGAAATTGATAAATCAGATTTAGATTTGCTTGGAAAAGAAGTAGAAAATAATAAAGGATTTGCTAATTTAGTAAAAGCTCAATTATTAGATGCAATTGATAAAACAAAATTAGCCAAATAATAAACAACATGTCTATTGATACACGGCAGTTTAAAAGCGAAATAATCGTTCCTACTTTAAGACAGATAGATTTATATAGCAAATCTGCAGTAAATCTTCTTTTGTTAACATGTGCCCAAGAATCACTTATGGGAACTTATTTAAGGCAATTGGAAGGTGGCCCAGCTCTTGGTGTTTATGAAATGGAACCAAACACATTCAATGATATAATTAATAATTATCTTGTGTATCGTCCTATTCTACAGAAAAAGATTTTTGATTGTTTACCTTATTCTAATTTAGACGAATTACAACCTTCCCATTTAGTTTGGAATTTTAAGTTAGCCACGATAATGGCGCGTATTCATTATTTAAGATGTCCAGATCCTTTACCTGCCCATGATGACATTTTAGGATTGGCTAAATATTGGAAAAAACACTATAATACTGCTGCAGGAAAAGGAACGGTTGAGATGGCTGTAGCAAATTACAATATGTATGTTAAAGTGGGCCTCGAATAAAAAATGGCTAAATGTCCACATGAAGACAGATGTATGGGCGATTGTGAAAACTGCTTATATTCTGATTTTTTGGAGAAAAAGAATGAAAGTATCATTAACCAACATTGATTTACCAGATAAAGCCAAGTTGACAATAACCGATAAGTTAGAGTTCTACCCAACAAACTTTGTTAGATTTGAAGAATACGAACAATTACATTATGCTGGGGATTATGGAATGGTAAAAATTTCTGATCTTATAAAGCGAATTGAAGACTTAGAGAAGAAAAATGGCTAGACCTGATAAATGCCCATTCAAAAAAGGTTGTCATGAAGATTGTAATACTTGTGGTTGGACTTATTTTTAGAGGAGAAAACGATGTTTGATATAATTTCATCTGTGCTTGGTTTTGTTGGCCCACCTATCTTTGATTTTTTAAAGAAAAAATTTCTATCACCTAAATCAGATACACCAGAGGCAACATTGAGTGCTTTAGCAACTACAAAACCTGAAATAATGGCACCTTATACAGATGCACTGGCTCGATTATTTGATGCTAAAACAAAATTCTTTAACAGAGATGTAGTAGGTGATATAAGCAAATGGGTGTGTAATCTAAGAAGTATTATAAGGCCTTTATTTGTCATATATACTTTAGTTTATTGGGTTTTGGCTGCAAAATTAGGATGGCAAACAGATGTTTATATAAAAACAATTATGGAAATCAACTGTACATCATGGTTTAGTACAAGATTTTTATAGGAAGTAAGACATTTGCCGTATTACTTTTTGAATTTATATATATAATAAACCATTCTTAATTAATAAAAAGGAGGATATACTATGAAATTAAGTTTTAAACCTTTGCCTATTATTCTTGGGTGTATATTATTATTTATTTTATGCGGGCATGTCTTACCATCATTACCAACTTCTGTTAAAAAAGTATTTTCTGTAATCACTGATTGCGGTGTTTTAGGTTCTTTTACTTTTGTGGTTCTCTATGCTATCTTTAATATGAAAGATTATACTAAACTATATAAAACTATCCTTATTACGGATTTAGTTTGTTATGGTATAATGTATGTCTCATATATGCTTGGATATGAGGCTAAATACCAGTATATATCTGGAATAGGATTTGATTTATGCACCATTATTTTAACGTGTTTAGCGTGTTTATCGGAGAAGTTTAAAGTAAAACGAAAAAGATAAGGAAAGGATTATGGATAGCTTATTACGCATAATTATGGGGATAGGAGGGATAGAAATATTTCTTATAGCCTATCTCCTTTATAGTCGATGGGCTGATACAAAACGAATATCCGAACTTGAAATTAAAACAAAAATTCTTGTTACTGAAGAAATCCTAGAGCTAAAATTAGCCAATGTAAAAGTTGGTTTTACCAATGAACTTTTAAAGATGAAAGAAGCAATCATAAAAGCAATCAAAAATCTGTCTCTTATACACATCTCCGAGCCCACGAGACTAGGCATGATCTCGTATGCCGTCTTCTGCTTGAAAAA